AAAACTTTCAGAAGAACATTGCAAAAGTATAAGTATTGCTCAAAAGAAAAACATTCCTGTTGTTTGTATTATTCATACTGGAAAAAAAATTAGTGAAAATTCAGATAGGCCAATTAATCCAGAAGATGTGAAGGGAACTAATGCGATTGTTGACGTAAGCGAATTTTACTACACGCTTAATAAACTTGATATTGGTGAATCAAGAGTTGATTACTTGAAAGTTTGCAAAGCAAGAATACACAAACCCAAAGATGAATGGCATAAATTATTTTACGACAAAGATTTGAATTTATATTTTAAAAGCATACCAACCAGTCACGCTAGCTATAAAGCTGAGTATAAGCAAAGGAACAAACTATGAAAGAATTTTATGAGTATTTTTTAAAAACTAAGTTTTTAGAATTTGATCGAGCTGACTTTGCTTACTTTAAGCAATTATTTATGGACACGCCAAAATTTAAACTTGATGATTTAACAAGAATGGCAATTGAAAAAAGAGTTTTAGGTAAAGTTATAAACCCAAAAGATCGAAAAATTTGTGAGTTTATTTTAAACGACAATCAAATAATTTTAGATTGGATTATATCGACTGAAAAAACTTTTAGAGAAGCTTTGACGGTTGAGCAAGAGCAAAAACTTGAGACTTATGAATTGTTGCTCGATACAGATAAATTTGATATTAATAATCCAAAACATAAATCTTTAATCGAGTATATTTTAAAACACAAATTACAAGTTCGAGTTAAGGAATTTGCAGTTTAAAAAAAAGGGGTTTACATGAATGATTTAATTTCAATTAACGACAAAGACAAATTCGATCACGCAGTTCGAGTCGCACAAACACTCTCTCGTAGCTCAATGGTCCCAATGAATTTTAGAGGCAAGCCCGAAGATGTTTTTGCTTGTCTAGTGCTAGGAAGCGAATTAGGTTTTTCACCAATGCAAGCATTACAATCAATCGTGATTATCCAGGGGAACGTAACGCTCAAAGCTCAATCAATGCTTGCTGTTGCGAGAGCTAAACTTCCTGATTTGAAATTAACAATCAAAGAATCTGAAAACTCAGTGACAGTTACTTGTCAAAGAAAATCAGGTGATGCGCCTTACATTGCTATTTGGGACGATGAAAAAGCGAAAGCATTTGGGTTACTTGGAAAAGATAATTATAAAAAGCAAAAGTTAAATATGTTCAAATGGCGAGCAATCAGCGAAGCACTTCGAGTTATTGCACCCGATGTTTTGATGGGCTTATATTCAACTGAAGAAATGCTCGATGTTGAAATTGAGAAAAGTGAAACGCAACAAATCCAAGATGCGATTAAATTAGATCAACAAGCTTTAATCGCTGAAGTGAAAGAAAAAAACCCAGAAGATTATGAATTAGGATCCCCGACTTACATGGTTCAAAATGCAAAATATCGTGGGAAAAGATTTAACGAAATCGATCCTGAAGAATTAGCCGACTATCTTGACACGCTGGAAAAAAGAGATTTTAAAAAAGAATGGGAATCCGAGTTAATTACTTCAATCAGATTATATCTCATCGCATTAGAAAACCCAGTTAATGCGGAGCAAATGTAAAATATGATAAAAATAGGCTTAAGAAATACTTGTGACATCGATTTTAAACGTCAAAAGACACTTGCCATTGGGCTTTAAATTGATTCAAAACATTTTTTAATACCAAGACTAAGGGTAAAAAAGAAAATCGATTTAAACACGTTTTAAACGATTATATGCAAAAGGTAAAATAATGAAGTGCACAAAGGTATTTTCACCTCAAGAATTAATAAACGTAAAACATGGATCATTAACTTATTATATGGCTTGTGTATTAAAAGAATTGGGATCACCTATTAATTTTAATAAAGTTAATATTTATTTAAAATCAGAAGAAATTGAAATTTATGGTTATTTAAAAGATAGAATCAAAATGGACGGCTCGCACGAGTTTGTCTTTGAAAAAACTAAGGAGAAAAAATGAGTTGTAACCCTTGTGATTTTTGTAAACATTATAAAGAAGTAAGTTGGAAATATTCTGGTAAAGGTAAAATTTCTAAAGGCTGCGGTCTTGCTATAACAAGAAATGGTAATGATGGCTATGGTCCTTTTTACAGTCATGCGGTCTGTATAAATGATTCAGATCAAAAGCCTTTAGCTAATATATTTGAGTCGGCTAGTGAGTCTGATAATAATAGACAAATAGAAACAATAGGTATTCAAAGAAATAAAATTCAATCTTTAGAGAGTGAGATTATCAGCTTAAATGAAGCTATTTTAACACTGGCTAATAAAAAACCCCAAAGCGAGAAGATGGATTAATTCTTTTACTTTGGGGTTAGTCCATGGGGCTTAATCATGTTTTTTAAAAATAACTGATAGGAAGGATTTTGTAAATGATTTGTATTATATGTGAAAAAGAAAGAGAGCCAAAAAGATTCTTAGCTTCAAGTCCTAGAATGTGTATGTATTGCACACCGTTTGATAAGAAAAAAGAACAACCGATTGATTGCAAATGCATGAGTTGTGGAAATGTTTACAAAGCTCTTTTCAAGTTTGGCATTTGTGATAAATGTAAAAGTAATGAAGAAAATAAAGATTTTGGGTTTTTAAATATTTATTGACACATTCCATATTAGTCTATTAGGCTGAATTTAGACCAAGTTGGTCAACCTAGTAGGTGATATGGAAATCAAATCAAAAGAAATCAAAATTGTGGACATAGATTCCATAACCCCAAATCCTAAAAACAACAATATGCACAACGAACATCAATTAAAGCAATTGGAAAAGATAATTAAAGTTCAAGGTTTTCGATCGCCTTTAACTGTTTCAAATCGATCAGGGTTTTTAGTCGCCGGTCATTTGAGATTAGACGTTGCAAAAAAATTAGGCTTTAAAGAGTTGCCTGTTATTTATCAAGACTTTGAAAATGAAGCAATGGAATACGCTCATTTAACTGCAGACAATGCAATAGCCGCTCAAGCTGAAATTAATCTCTCTCAAGTTAATCAAGACTTTTTAGATTTTGGTCCTGACTTTGATGTTGAGTTATTAGGGTTAAAAGATTTTGTGATTGAGCCGCTTGAGAAATTAGAGCCGCAATGTGATGAAGATGAAGTGCCAGAAGTTGTTCACCCAATTACTCGAAGGGGCGATATTTGGTTGCTTGGAAATCATAGGGTGATGTGTGGCGATGCTACAAACATAACTGATATGGAGAAACTAGTCCCACAGAGAAATATTAACTTGTGGTTAACTGACCCCCCCTATAATGTCGCCTACACAGGAAAAACTAAAGATTCTTTAACCATACAAAATGATGAAATGGGGGACGAAGACTTTAGGAAGTTCCTGTATGATTGCTATGTCACAGCTGACTCGGTAATGAGAGCAGGGGCATCTTTTTATATATGGCACGCTGATTTGGAAGGTTATAATTTTAGGGGAGCCGCCCACGATATGGGTTGGCGCATAAGGCAGTGCTTGATATGGAAAAAGCAGACACTTGTTATGGGGAGACAGGATTACCACTGGAGACACGAGCCATGTCTTTATGGGTGGAAGGAGGGTGCCGCCCACTTATGGGCATCGGATAGGAAGCAGACGACGATCCTTGAATTTGATAGACCATCAAGGAGTTCTGAACACCCAACAATGAAGCCAGTTGATCTTTTTGAATACCAACTAAAAAATAATACAAAAATAGGTGACGCGGTATTAGATAGTTTTTGTGGCAGTGGGACAACTATCATTGCATCTGAAAAGTCTAACCGAGTCGGGTATGGCATGGAGCTAGATGAAAAATACTGCGATGTTATTATAAATCGCTGGCAAAATTTTACTGGCAAAAAAGCCACACTTGAAAGTAGCGGTCAGGCTTACGATGAATTGAAAGAATTAAGAAACCCACCGAACGGTATTAAAGAAAATGAGTAAATACAAACCAGAATATTGTCAAATGCTAATCGATCATATGAGTAAAGGTTTCTCTTATGAAACTTTTGGCGCTGAAGTAAGTTGCGGTCGCACTACTCTTTATGATTGGGAATTAGTTCACCCAGAATGGAAAGCTGCTAAAAAAGAAGCAATGGAAAGAGCACAGAAGTTTTTTGAAACAAGATTAATAGCAAAGATTTCTGGTCAAGAAATAAAAGGTGTTAAAGTAAAAGACATAGATACTTCGTGTTTAATTTTCGCATTGAAAACAAGATTTCATCATACATACTCAGAGAAAAATGAGCTGAAAGTTTCAGGTGAAGCAATCAATATAAATTTCAGCAAAGATGAAGATTGATTTACTCCCACATCAATATGAGGCAGTTCAATCAACCTGTGAAAATGTCGGTTTAATAGGCGGCGTTGGTTTAGGAAAAACTTTTACAGGCTCAGCCTGGATAATGAAAAATTATCACAATGACTCATTAGGATTAATCAGCGCAAATACTTATGGTCAATTAATGAACGCAACACTTACGAGTGTGTTTAAAAACTTAGACATTTGGGGCGTTCCTTTTAATTACAATCAGCAAAAGAAATTATTAACAGTGAATAATAAAAAACAATTTTTAACATTGTCTTTAGATTCATACGATCAACATAGAGGTATTGAAATCGGAGAGTGGTGGGCTGACGAAGCTGCATATAATGATCACGAAGCATACTTAACTATTAAAGGAAGGCTAAGAGATAAAGGCGGCAATCTTCAAACTTTAATAACAACAACTCCAAAAGGTTTTAATTGGGTTTATGATTACTTTCACCCTTCAGGCGAAAAGCATGATCCTTTAAGATACAGATTAATTACAGCAACATCATACACAAATAAACATTTACCTGATGCGTATCTAAAATCTCTTGAAACTGAATATGACGACAAAATGAAAGAGCAAGAGTTGATGGGATTGTTTGTTAATCTAACAGCTGGGAAAGTTTATTATGCTTTTGATAGATCAACCAATATTAATGAAGTGAAACAAGTAGCAGGGCAAGTTTATATAGGAATGGACTTTAACGTCGATCCAATGACAGCTATTTTATTTCAAATTGTTAATAATAAAATTCATGTTTTCGATGAAGTGTTTTTAAGAAACTCAGATACATATCAAATGTCTGATCATCTAATTAAGAATAATTACATGGGTTGCTCGGTAATCCCTGATTCAACTGGTGGGAATAAAAAGACTTCTGGCAAATCAGATCATATCATTTTGAAAGAGTTTGGCTTTAATGTTGTGCCAACTTATAACCCACATGTTATTGACAGGGTGAACAATATCAATAGACTATTATCAAAAGGTAGGATTATAATTAATCCAAAGTGTGTTAAATTAATTAATGATTTAGAAAAAGTTTCATGGAAGGGCAACGACTTGGACCAAAAATCAGATAAAATGTTGACTCATATTTCAGATTGTTTAGGTTATGGCGCTTGGAAACTATTCCCATTAAAACAAGATATATCAGACTATAAACTATCATCACAGAGGCGCTAATGAATATTCAAACTACGGAAGGTCGAAAACATTTGATCGAAATGCTCGAATCAAAACAAAACTTAGGAAGAAAAACAGAATCATATAATCAAAACGAAGTCTATAATGACCGAATAAAACAATTTGTTATTAACAATCTAAGGCAACAATTCTCAGAACAATCTATTATTGAAATGCCAATTGTTCAATCGATGAATATTGCCAAGAGAGTTGTTAACCAACAAGCGACAATTTACAGCGATGCTCCTATGAGAGATTGGGTTGATTTAACTGACGAACAAAAAGAAACAACTTGGTCGGTTTATCATTCGATGAGAATCAATAAAAAGTTGAGTATGGCGAATAAGTATTTCAAACTTCACAAGCAGTGCCTTTTGCAAATTATTCCTAAAGATGGCAAACTTATTATGAGAGTTTTACACCCTCACCAGTGGGACGCCATACCAAACGTCAATGATCCTGAAATCGCTGACGCTTACATCATTTCAGCATTCGACAAATCCGATTCACTTCAAGAATTATCTAGGCAGCCGAACACTCCCACTGGCTTTATGTCAACTGATGCGCAAAATACTAGAAACTATCTACAAGGTTCGTCAACAAGAGAACAATCAAAACAAAAGAATAAGAATTACTTAGTATGGACAAAAGAAGTTAATTTTATAATGAACTCTCAAGGCGAATTAGTTTCTGAAGTTCAACCAAACCCATTAGCTTCATTTGGCATTATGCCATTCGTAGAAATTAGTGAAGAAAAAGAATTTGAATATTGGGTGAGACAAGCAAATGCATCAACTGATTTCACTGTTGAATTTAACACTAAATTAAGTGAAGTAAATCAAATCGTAAAAATGCAGGGGTTTTCTCAAGCAGTGATTAAGGGACCAAAAGATTTATTAATGTCTAATGTGCAAATTGGACCTAATATGGTTTTAAAACTTATCAACGATAAAGAGTCAGGGATAGAAACTGATTTTCAATTTGTTTCTCCAAACTCAGATATAGCAGGGGCAATTAGTTTCCTGGAGGTTTTATTATCAGGGTTTCTATCATCACAAGGGATTGATCCTAAAACTGTTACAATGTCAGGTGATGGTCAAAGATTCACATCTGGTCTTGAAAGACTTCTTTCAATGGTCGAGAAAATGTCTGCAACTAAATCTGATTATGATATGTTTCAATTAGTAGAGACAAATGTTTGGGAATTAATTAAAAGATGGCTAATTGTTTTAAACGGTACTGAAGTTTTAAATAAAGAGTTTTGGATTTCACCAAGTTTAGAATCAGAGATATTAGTTAAGTTTGCTCAACCTAGTGTTGTTGAAACTGAAGCTGATACTCTTGCGCTGTTTGAAAAGAAAATAGAAATGGGCGTTTCATCGCCAATTAAATACTTGATGGACACTGAAGACCTATCAAGAGAAGATGCTGAAGCTTTATTTGCTCAATATCAACAAGACCAATTAATGACCATGGTGGGT